ACGGCGTTGATGCACTCGCCGATATTCGTGCGGCGATCGGCGCTTGATGAAAAAGTTAAAACTTAAATATCCCATTATGTTGGAAGGCGTCGAGTTGAAAGAAATTTCGATTCGGCGTCCGAAGGCCCGGGACTTACGCGATATGGAAAGCGCCGGGACCGACGTCGAAAAATCAATTTCGATGATTTCGGCCCTGGGCGGGATGCCGCCGGACGCCGTTGATGATTTGGACGTTGCCGATTTTACCGCCGCGTCCAATCTAGTGGCGAAAATGATGGGGGAGTAAACCCTGGCGATATTTATGCAGTATTGGCGGATTTGGCGGTGGTATATCATTGGCCGCCGTCGGAATTGTGGTCAATGGATTTGGCCGATATTGTCAGGTTTCATAAGTTGGCGATCGAACGAACACGGACGGACTAAATGGCCGATTTAAAAGTTAGCGTAATATTACAGGCGGTCGATAAGATGACCGCCCCGTTAAAACGGGCGGCTGATAATGCCAAGCGAACGACGGGTAAATTATCCGATGCAATGGCCCGGATGAATAAACGCATGGAAAAATCCATGCAGATGACCTTTGCGGCCGATGCCGTCGGCGGGGCCGGACGAAAGATCGGCCAGGCATTACGGGGGCCGGTTGATTCGGCTATTGCGTTTGAAGAATCCATGTCGAAAGTGGGCGCGATTTCCGGGGCCACCGGGAAAGATATGGCGGCCTTAACGGATGCGGCCCGAAACCTGGGCGCAACGACCAGTTTTTCGGCGGCCGAAGCGGCCGAAGGCATGACCTTTTTGGGGATGGCCGGGTTTAAAACAAATCAGATCGTCGCGTCAATGCCGGGGTTACTTAATCTGGCCAGAGCGGGTGCCACCGACCTGGGTAGAGCGTCCGATATTGCGTCCGATGTTATGTCCGGGTTTAAACTTGAAGCGGCCGACATGGGCCGGATTTCCGACGTCATGGCCAAAACCTTTACATCGTCCAATGTGACCCTGGAAATGTTGGGCGAAACGATGAAATACGTCGCGCCGATCGCGTCGTCGGTTGGGGTTTCGTTGGAAGAAGTTTCGGCGATGACCGGGTTACTAGGCAACGTCGGCATAAAAGGCAGTCAGGCCGGAACGACATTAAGAGCGGCGATTTTACGATTGTCAGCACCCACCGGGGCCGCAAGTGACGCCCTGGCAGATTTGGGCGTTTCGACGGTCGACTCAATGGGTAATATGCGGAACATGGTCGACATTATCGGCGACCTGGCGGCCGCGTCCGATGGCATGGGTAACGCGGATAAACTGAAAATATTAAAAGATATTTTCGGCGAAGAACCGGCGGCCGGGATGGTCGAGTTATTGGGTCAGGGCCAGTCCGGGATCACTCAATTTCTGGACCAGGTCAAAAATTCCCAGGGGACAGCAAAACAAATTTCCGACCAGATGGGTGACAACATGGCCGGCGGAATTAAAGAATTTAAAAGTGCGATGGAATCGTTAGCGATTACCGTCGGCAATCAATTATTACCGGCTTTAAAAGCAATTACCGCCGGGATTAAGGGCATTGTCCAGGGGATGACCGGATGGGCCAAAGAACACCCAACACTAACAAAAGGCATTGTGACTATTGCCGCCGTTGTTGGCGGGTTACTGGTTGCAATCGCGGTCGGTATCAAAATTTGGGCGGCGTTTTCCGTCGCTATCGGCGCGGTCGGCGTCGCCTTCACCGCCTTAAAGGCGATTGTCCTGGCCAATCCGATCGGCCTGGCCATTGCGGCCATTGCCGCCGGGGCCTATTTAATCTATGAAAACTGGGGCGCGATTTCGGAGTTTTTTACCGGAATCTGGAACGGCATCAAAGCGACATTTATGGACGGGGTTAATTCGGTCCTGGGAATGATTAACCAGGTTAAAAGTATTTTGCCGGACTGGATGGGCGGCGGAACATCGATCGAAAGCTACACCACCAACCAGGCATTGCCGGCGATCAAGGCGCCCGGGGCGAACAATTCAAGCGCCACCAATATCAATGCCCCGATTACCGTTAACGCGGCCCCGGGGCAGTCGTCCGAAGAAATAGCGGCCCAGGTCGCAATTCAAATGCGGCAACGCGAACAACAAGCGGGCGACAATCATCGCGCCGCGTTATTTGATTTAGGATAAAAAATGGCTCAAGCACTCATGTCGTTAGGTGATTTTCGGTTTTCGGTCGATTCGGCCGTATATGGTGATCTTAGCCGGGAAACCAGTTACCGGTGGGCCGAACAGGAACGCGTCGGCAACGGATCGGCGTTGCAATATGTCGGGCCGGGCGGGGAGTCGGTAAAAATGTCGGGGGTTATTTTTCCGCATTATAAAGGGGGCCTGGGCCAGTTGGGTGTTATGCGCTCAAGTGCGGCAGAAGGTCAACCGTTGCGACTCATTACCGGGCGCGGCGATGTTTTGGGCCTTTTTGTGATCGAGTCAATTTCTGAAAATCAGACAGTTTTTAACCGCGACGGAACGCCCCGGAAAATAACTTTTTCCCTGGGACTTAAAAGATATGGAACGGATTAAATGCGATACAGAACCTTATTAAACGATACGATCGATTATATTTGTTGGAGGTTTTACGGGTCCACCGATGGAACGGCCGAAAAAGTTTACCTGGCTAATCCGGGCCTGGCCGACCACGGGCCAGAATTACCGCGCGGCCTTTTGGTAGAATTGCCAGAAATCGAGCCACCCAAAACCACGGACGGCGTTAAATTATGGGACTAATCACCCCTTATTTTAAGGTCCTGGCGGATAGCCAAGACATTACCCAGGCAATAAAAAAACGCCTGGTTTCGTTGACCGTAAAAGATGAGTCGGGCCTAAAATCTGACACCGCCGAAATTATCCTGGACGATCGCGGCAACGATGTTGCTTTGCCCAGGACCGGGGCCGAATTAACCATTTATTTGGGGTATAAGGAAGAAAGCCTGGCCCTGATGGGCGTTTATATCGTCGATGAAATAACCCTTTCGGGACCGCCCGAAACAATGGCGATCCGGGCCAAAGCGGCCAATATGCGGCAATCTTTGAAAGCAACAAAAATACGGACCTGGCAAAAAGAAGGGACCACACCGGAAAAAATAAAATTAGTTGATATTGTCAAAAAGATCGCCCAGGAGCATGGCCTGGACCCGAAAATTTCCGGGGCCTTTTCTGGTATTGATTACGACGTCATTAACCAGGTCGACGAATCGGATATTAATTTATTGACCCGGTTGGCGCGGGACCTGGGCGGCATTGCAAAACCAACGCCGGGCCTTTTGGTTTTCGCCGAACGCGGCGCGGCCAAATCAGTAAGCGGCCAGAATTTAGCAGAAATTACCCTGGTCCAAAAAGACGTCACCAGTTACCAGGTGACTTTCCAGGAAAGGGGCAAGTTTTCAACGGTTTCGGCCCGTTATCATGACCAGGACGCGGCGAAAACTGTCGACGTTACTGTCGGCCAAGGGGAGCCGGTTTATTCGCTTAGAAAGGTATTTAATGCGGCATCGGATGCGCTTAATGCGGCCGCCGCAAAACTGGCCGATTATCAACGCGGGACCGCGACGGTTTCGGTTACGGCGCCAGGTGATCCCAGGTTATTGGCCGAAACAAAATTAACATTATCCGGTTTCCGCGACGGTTATGCCGGTCCCTGGATTGTGAAAGATGCGACCCACACCATAAGCGGGGCCGGGTACACCATGAACATTAACGCAGAATCTAAGAAGGGGGCCTAATGGCGGCGGGAGTAGCAAATTTTTTAGTCGAACAAGGGGCGACATTTACCAGGACCTTACGCATCAGCGACGACGGGTCGGCTTATGATATGGCGGGGTTTTCCTTGCGTGGACAAATGCGCCAGGCGGTCGAATCTGAAACAGTCCTGGCGACTTTTGTTTTTTCTGAAATATCGCCCGTTGACTCATCATTTACGATGAAAATACCGGTAAGCGTGACCGAACAATTACCCCCGGGAACGGCCTATTATGACGTCGAAATGGTCCGCAATTATGACGGGGTGGTTATGCGATTATTACAGGGCCGGGTCGAAATCGATTCTGGTGTGACTCGATGATTAAGGGGGGAGTATGAAAGTTGATATTACCAATGAAATTATCACGGTTGACGTTGGCGCGTTGGCGGATGAACCGGCCGGGATAATTTTGGAAAAAATAAAAACGGTGGACGGAACCGGGTCGGGACTGGACGCCGACCGACTACGGACCAAAACGGTCGCCGATTTTGCGTCCAATAGCCTGGATAACGTCCAGGAATTACCCAACAATTTATTTAATGCCATCAAGGTTGACGGCGGTTATTTCTAAAAAGGAGTTTTAAAAAATGGCTAATCAGATTTTAATCAAGCGCTCGAATGTAACATCGGTCCCGTCGTCGTTAACGGCCGGCGAGTTGGCTTATTCGGAAGTGTCGGACCGATTATTTATCGGGACGGCGGCGGGCATAGATATTATTGGCGGCGATGGATATTATGCGACCGACACGGCCCTTAGTTCGTTAAATACCAATTTAACCGCGACAATTACCGGCAATGACGCGGCACAAACGGCGGGCCTTAATGCGGTAGACACGGCACAAACGGCGGCGGTTAATACAAAAGCGAATATCGCATCGCCCACCTTCACCGGGTTCGCATCGGTCCCGACGGCGGCATCGGGTAATAATTCATCGCAGATCGCTAACACGCAATTTGTCACCACGGCGATTAATAACCTGGTCGGCGGCGCTCCTGGGGCGTTGGATACCTTGAACGAATTGGCGGCAGCCCTGGGCGACGATGCCAATTTTATCGCGACAATGACCACAAGCCTGGCGTCCAAAATGGACGACGGCCAACAGATTTCTGGCGGGACTTTCTAACATGACTAACAGAATCGTCACAAAATTTTCTAGCGTTGCGGGGTCGGAACCGGTCGCGTCGGACCTGGTGCCTGGCGAATTGGCCGTTAATACGGCCGACGGTTTCATTTTTACGAAACATTCGGACGGGTCAGTCGTCACGGTTGGGAGTGGCGCCGCAGTCGGCGGCGGATCGTCCGGGGCGGCGTTGTCGTTGGATGAGGTCGGGACGTTTTCAGTTGATGTTAATACCGGTGATTTATCGATCGAATATTACGGGG